TCATTTCTCTTCTGTACCTCCAACTAATTTGGCTTTGTTGCCGGGCCGCATGGATGGTGTGTCAGACTGGTTTCGCTGGAATGACTATATGGATATTACGGAAGTCAGGCACCGTTATCCAAAAGCTAAGTATAATGACAAGATGTTGTCAGAGCAGAAGAAAAACCCAAAGCGCAAAACAAAGATTATTGAAGCTACAATCTATGATGAGCAAGATAGATTTAAGGATGAATATACTTACTATCTGATATCTGAAACAGACCAAGTTATTCTTATTAAGGAAAGACTGAGGGGTCGTGGGTCTACTCCGTGGATTACCACACGCTGGTCTAAGTCTGGCTTTGAAGTATGGGGTCGTGGTCCTGTGCTACAAGCAATGCCAGCTATCAAGACATTGAACTTGACAGTGCAGTTGATTCTTGAAAATGCTGAGATGGCTATCGCTGGTTCATATGTTTATGACGATGATGGTGTGTTCAACCCAGATAACATTACTATACAGCCTGGGACTTTCATTCCTAGAAGCCCCGGCTCTGCTATTGAGAGTTTGCAGAGTGCAGGGCGGTTTGATGTAGCTCAACTTGTTATTGATGATATGCGCCGTAACGTGAGAAAGGCACTGTTCATCGATGAACTTGATACTCGCCCGAATGCTCGGACACCACTATCAGCCACCGAAGTTTCCGAGAGGCTTGCTGATGTTGCTCGTGATATGGGTGCTGTTGCTGGTAGAATGCAAAAAGAGTTTCTACAGCCCCTTGTAGAGCGTCTTATCTATATCTACACCAAGCAAGGTTTGCTTGACATACCGAAGGTGGATGGTCGTGAACTGCGTATCGTCCCAGTCTCTCCCCTGCTACGAGCGCAGGATCAACAAGACGTTTCTGATTTTGTAAGATTCCAGCAGACTGTTGCGTCTACCTTCGGACCTGAGATTACTCCTGTACTGTATAATCAGGAGATGGTTATTAGATTCCTAGCGCAGAAGTTTGGAATCAAAGAGGAGCTTCTTGCGGAGCAAAGCCAAGTACAAGATAATGTACAAATGCTACAGCAATTGATGCAACAAGGACAAATGCCGCAATGAAGGAGAAAGTAAATGTCTCAGTCGATGGTCGTGGGTATCGCAAAGAAGTTGACGAAGACCTTAATAGTAAAGCCTATGGTCTGTTCGGCAGTGGTATCGGAAAAGATTTTATACACTACTTGGAATCGCTCACAACGAATAACGTATACCCTGCGGGAACTGGAATCGAAACTCTAGCACACGCTGAAGGCGCAAGATGGATAGTTGCCATCATGAAAGCCAGATGTGAGAAAGGCAGAAAGCAGAATGGCTAAACCTACCAATCCGAAGCTTTATGCAAGAGCAAGAGCCATTGTTAAGGCAAGGGTTAAGAAGTGGCCTAGTGCATATGCATCAGGTCAGTTGGTGCAACAGTACAAGAAAATGGGCGGTAAATACGCATGAGCCTAGATAAATGGTTCAATGAGAAGTGGGTAGACATATCTACAAAGAAAGACGGCAAGCATCCCAAGTGTGGTAGGTCAAAGGGTGATGGTCGTGGCTATCCTAAGTGTGTTCCGTCTAGCAAGGCGGCATCTATGAGCAAGTCTGCTAAACGCAGAGCAGTACAGCGTAAACGTGCTACTAATCCCAGCGGTGGCGGCAAAAAACCAACATATGCGAGGACATAATGGCAAAGTCAGCGGCTTGGACTAGAAAAGAAGGTAAAGACCCGAAGGGTGGACTTAATCGTAAAGGTAGGGCATCTTTGCGGAGACAGGGTAAAAATATCAAACGTCCTGTTTCTGCTAAAGAGGCCAAGCGTTCACCAAAAGCAGCCGCTAGACGCAGAAGCTTTTGCAAGCGGATGATGGGTATGAAAAAGAAGCTTACATCTAAAAAGACGGCTAATGACCCTAACAGCCGTATCAACAAAGCACTACGGAAGTGGGATTGTTAATGGAAGATTTAAACGAAAACACCGAAGCACAAACTGAAGAGGTTCTGTCTGGAGAGTCGGAGCAACCTCAGGAAACTCAACCAGAAAGACCAGATTGGCTTCCAGAGAAGTTTGAGCGTCCAGAGGAACTGGCGAACAGCTATCAGGAGCTAGAACGTGCTTTTTATACACGCAAAGAAGAATTACGCAATCAGATTGTGGGTGAGCTAAACGATGAAGCTCAGAGTAATGCTCCCATTAGCCCTGCTGATTATGAACTTAAGTTTGATGCTCCAGAGGGGATTGAGTACAGCGTAGCTGATGATGACCCGATGGTGGATTGGTTTAGAAACACAGCTCATAGCTATGGCTTGTCTCAAGATGAGTTTGATGGGCTAATGAACGAATACTTGCAGATTGATGCACAGAGAGGCCCAGACTGGAATGTGGAGTCTGAAAGTCTCGGTGAATATGCAGATAAACGTCTTGAGCGTGTAGACGGGTGGGCAACAAGTCATTTGTCTGAAAAGGCTTATGATGTGTTTGCTAACATCCCTGCATCTGCTGGTATGGTAGAATTATTTGAAGAATTGATGGAGGTTGCTGGACAGCCTCAATTCAACATGACTTCCGACACAGAATTTCAGGAGGTTCTTAGCATTGATGATTTGCGAGCAATGCAGAACGACCCGAAATACTGGAAGGAAAGAGACCCTGCGTTCATCGCAAAAGTACGTCAGGGTTTTGCTCAGTACAGCCGCAGAAATGGATAATGTGAATTTTCCAAATCTGTGAGTTGTGGAAATGTAAAGTTACTAGAAGGCCCTAAAGCAATGGATAACCGCAAGGCCCTGCGTGGACGGATAACCAGATAGAACGAACTAAAGTGTAACTTGTATAAGGAGGGTGTTATGGCAACACCAACAATTAGTACCTCCTTTATCGAGGAGTTTGAATCTGGCGTCCACATGGCGTACCAGCGTCAAGGCTCTAAGTTGCGTGGGACTATTCGCACAGCTAACGGTGTGAAGAATAAGACCACCTTCCAAAAAATCGGTAAAGGTTTCGCTACAACTAAAGCCCGTCATGGCAATGTAGCACCAATGAACCTTGATCACACAAATGTATCAGTCACTCTGGAAGATTACTTCGCTGGTGAGTGGATTGATGATTTGGATCAACTGCGTATCAACCATGATGAGATGTTAGTCGCACAGCAGTCTGGTGCTTATGCACTGGGTCGCAAGACTGACGATTTGATTCTGGATGCAATGGACGCAACAACAAACACTCACAATGAAACAACCAACGGGATTACCCTGACTTGGGCGTTTGGTCTGATGGAACTGTTTGGCAATAATGATGTTCCAGATGATGGTCAGCGTTATGTTGCAGTCGGTTGGGAACAGTGGTCACAGCTTCTGGACTTAGACGAGTTTTCTCGTGCTGAGTACATTGGTGAAGGTTCACTGCCATTCGCAAACGCACAAACAGCCAAAAACTGGTTGGGCTTTACATGGTTCCCATTCTCTGGCTTGAAAGAAGCTGGTTCGGGCAATGTAGACCGTAAGTGTTTTGCTTGGCATTCTTCATCAGTAGGCCATGCTATTGGTACTGACGTTTCTTCAAACATGCAGTATCATAACGATAAGGATGCATACTTTGTTCTGAACAAGATGCAGATGAACTCAGTTCTTATCGATGCAAACGCTTGCTACGAACTGCAACTCAAGAAGTAAGGAGACTTAAAAATGGCTTTTGTTAAAGCAGACCTTACTCTGGTCAACTACTCAGGTAACGGTTTCCATATCTGGCACTACAAGTCAGATGATGCGGCAACTGTTATCGATACTGCTGGTTATTTCAACGATGCTTCATCTGAGATGAATGTCGGTGACATGATCTTTGCACACGTTGATGCAGACGGTACTCCGGCATTCGGCATCTTTGCTGTTAATGCTAACTCAGGTGGTACTGTTGACGTAGCCAACATTGTCAGCTTCTCAGGTTCTGACACTGACTAATGGCTAAAGCACCTACAAAGAAGGCGGCGGCGAAAGCTGCCCCTTCTACCACCAAGCCAAAGGCGAAGAAAGTCCGTAGTGGCACAGTAACCTTTGGCAAGGGCGTAACTCTTGGAAAGGGCGTAACATGAAAACTTGTTCATCATGTCCATATCCTGGCAAGTGTAAAGCTGTCGGGAAATGTTTAAAGTCTGGCAAAGACAGCAAAACTATGGGTTCTAAAAAAGGCGGGTACGGTAAGTAATGCCTACAACTCCATCTACTGATATTGAGGTAGCCCAGAAAGCAATGGTTCTGATTGGATTGGAGCCATTGACTTCTTTTACTGACAACACTGACGAAGCACTTGTAGCCAATACAATCTTCGAAGATGTTGTTGAGGACTGCCTTGGTCAGCACAGTTGGAACTTTGCTACTGGTCAAAAGGAATTATCAAGACTTACAAATGTTCCCGTAGATAGATGGGATGCGGCTTATGCTTTGCCGACTAGCCCAGATGTTATACAGGTGCTTACTGTTACCATCGATGATGCTCCACAGCCATACGACATCTATGAGCGTTATGTGTATATTAATGCAGACGCTAGTGCTGATGTTGTTTTGAACTATGTGTTTAGACCAGAAACTCAGTATTGGCCTCCTACATTTACCATGTGGGTTATATTTAGACTTGCCTCTGTTTTGGCTTTGTCGGTGACTCGTAAGGCTGATGTTGCTCAGTCATACACTCAGCTTGCAGAACAACAGTTTCGCAGAGCCAAAGCCAGAGACTCACAGCAAGTAACTACACAAGGTCTGCGTTTGAGCAGATACCATCGGGCTAGACTAGGCAATGGTATTTATCAAAACATTGAGGGAACATAATGAATGGCACTCCTTCGTCAGTTTTACACCAACTTTACGTCAGGAGAGCTAACACCCTTACTTTCCTCAAGGGTTGACTCTAACGCTTACAAGAACGGGACTAAGAAGCTCCGTAACTTCCGTATGCTATCTCAGGGCGGTATTCGCCGTAGAGGTGGCTTTCGTTATCTACAGACTCTCACAAATACGACATATCAAGCAGAAGCGTACATCTATGATGAAGATGAAGCTTATATTCTTTTATTCTCAAACGCCAAGCTTGAGGTCGTAGATATTACTGATGAGACAAATATCACTCAGACAATAACATCTTGTCCTTGGACAACCGCTATGATTGGTGAGTTAAGGGTGTCTCAGTCTGGTGATACAATGATTGTTGCACATCCTGATATGGCTATGCAGAAGCTTACTCGTACAGCAGTCGATACATTTAGCCGTGAAGCTTATGCATTCGATACATCTGATGGGTATGTTCATCAGCCTTATTATAAGTTTGCACCTGCCGCAGTTACAATTACTCCGCAGAATGCAAACACTAATTCTCAAACATTTACAGCTAGTGCGGCTACATTCTCATCTGATTGGGAGGGTGAGGAGATAGAGTTTACAGACGATGCTGGCACAATACATCATATCGAGTTTACAACCTATCTTAGCTCAACCACTTTTACTGGCACATTTGATACAGCGCCGTCTAACACAAATGCATCTGCTAATTGGAAAGAACAGGTATTCTCTAGCCGTCATGGGTATGCACGTTCTGTTACCTTTCATGATCAGCGGTTGATATTTGGCGGTTCTAAAGACTTACCTAACCACTTGTTTATGTCAAAGGCTGGTGAGTTTTTTAACTTTGATGTTGGCACTGGATTAGATGATGAGTCTATCCAGATACAGATTGCTGAAAACCAGATATCAGAAATCAAAGCTTTGGCTTCATTTAGACACTTGACCGTGTTTACATCTGAGCAAGAGCTTTATGTTCCTACATCTGAAAACAAGCCTCTTACGCCTACAACTATATCTGTGAAGAAGCAGACCTCGTATGGTAGCGGTGAGGTTGTGCCAGCAGACTTTGATGGCGCATTGGTATTCCTTACTAAGTCTAAAGGTGCGGTAAGAGAGTTTGTTTTTTCTGATATAAGCCAAGCATATAATGCTGATGCATTGACTTTATTGTCTCCTCACATCATTGGCACACCGCTTGAGATGGTAGCTCAACGTGAAGCTCAAGACCAAGTAGAAGCCTATCTATATCTTGTAAATGATGACGGCAAAATGCCTGTGTTTATGTCTATTCGTAAAGAGCAGTTGCAAGGTTGGTGTGAGTGGTCAACTACTGGCGAGTTTAAGAATATTGTTAATGTAAACAGACGTATATACGCCATTGTTGAGAGAACAATAAACAGCGTAACCAAGACTTTTCTTGAGTTACTGGACAACGAATACCATACAGACGCCGCATCTAAGCAAACAAATGCTAGTGCAACTACAGACTGGACTGTTGCTCATTTGCCTAGCACAGAGGTTGTTGTGAAGTCTGGCAATTATTCTCTAGGAACATATACAACAGATTCAAGCGGTGACTTAACTCTTACAGACGCTGTAGATGAAGTTGAGATTGGACTTAACTACACACCAGAGCTAACTACACTGCCTCCAGAGTTTCAGTTGCAGGACGGTATATCTGTAGGTCAAAAGCGCAGGGTTGTTCGTGCTGTTCTTGACCTCAACGAATCTCTAAATGTGAAGACAAAAGGGACAAGCATACTCATAAGACGGGTAACTGATGACTTTTCACTTGAGCCAACAGCAGTCACTGAGCGAAAGGAAGTGTATTTGCTTGGGTGGGGTAAAGAAGGTACAGTTACAATAACACAAGACCAGCCATTGCCACTGACAATCAATGGTCTACTGCTAGAGGTAGAAGTGTAATGGGCGTACAAATGCAACTAGCCGCAGTTGGCCTTTCTGTTTTAGGTGCTGTTCAAGCTCGTTCTGCCGCAAACATGGAAGCTCAAGCTTATAAAGAGCAAGCAGAATTAGCTAAGCTTAAAGCAGATCAAGATGAAATATCTAGGAACAACCAGCTTAGATATCAGCTTGCAGCCTTGGGGACATCAATGGCATCTCAAGGTGTGTCTCTTGGCACTAGCGCAAGCGTAAGTGCTATTTCTAAAAGAGAAAAAGAGCTTGCTGCACAGGATGTTTCTAACATTAAGTTAATGGGTATGTCACAAAGACGTAATTATCAAATTAGCGCAGAAGGAGCTAAAGCCTCTGGCAAGGCTAAGTTCTTGGGTGGACTGGCTCAAGCAGGAAGCATGGCCTATTCCATTGATAAAGGTGTCGGTAAAGGGGCGGGTAGATAATGGCTTTTAAACCAACAAAAGGCAGAGGTGTTCCTTTACAGATTGGGAATCTTCCTAATCTTAGTGGCTATAAAGAAGCTGCTGGTCAGCTTAGCCAGCTAAGCCAACTTGCTTTTAACATTGGCTTAGATGATAGAAAACGCCAATACAACGATGCTATTTTGCAAGCTGAGATTGACGGAAAAACTGCTGGCACAAAATACGAGACTGACCCGGAAACAGGTCAAAGGACTTTAGTTCCACTTACAAATCTCGACTATGGCAAAGCAGCAAGTTTGTTTTCTGCAAGTGAAAGGGCAGATGTTCTCGCTAAGTACAGAGAATCTGCTATTGGAACATATGTAACAGCAAAAAAGCTGGATATTGAATCTCAAGCTGACAGAGCATTATTAGATAGCCCAGATGACCCAGACAAAATCAGAGGTGTTAAATCTGGTGTTTATGAGAGTTTAAACGGTCTTGATGATGAAGTGCGTGTTGCTTTGTCTCCTATTGTTGAAAATTACTTTGTAAGAGCAGAAAATATGGCTCTTGCTCAACAGCAGAAGAATGCTAGAGATTATGCTGTCGATGTAAACAAAAAGTCTTTTCAATCATTAAACTCTGAATTGAGTGTTTTGCTCAATAAGGGTGATTTAAATGATGATGGCATAAATGCCAGAATAGAAGAAATATTACAGGAACAGGACCAAGTTATTGAGAGACTTGGTTTAAATGGCGTTAGTGACCAAGAGTTAGAATCACTGCAAGATAGCAGAGATACGTTTCTGTTCTTAGAAGCATCTAATGCACATATTGAACGTCACTATATAGCTACAGACAATAACTATGCAGAGGGTCTGAAAGAGGTAGAGAGGTACAGAGAAAACCTTAGAGCCGCTGGAAATATAGATGCAGACACAATTGCAGCCAGCATGGAATCGAAGCTTAAAACTATACATGGTGTTCAGCAGGCTTTCGATAAAGAGCGTTCAGCAACTCAAACATCAAACTATGAGCAGGCTCTTTTGGACTTGGTTTTGCGTAAGCCTTTGAGCAATGATGATATCCAAAATTTGGATATTACAGATGGACAAAAATACACTCTCATACAAGCTTCTCAAAATATACAAACTAGCGAACTTAACGCAAGAAAGGCTTTTGCTAACGAACAAACAGCTTTGTACACAACCACATTCAACAGGCTTATGATTCCTTTCAAAGATGAATTTGGCTCTGAAGCTGACAGACAAAGAAATGCTCCGCTTATTCAGCAAATGTATATAGATGGCAAAATACCGCCAGAAAAATACAGCCTCTACATCGCAGAAGAAAATGCAATCTTCAAAAGAAAGATAGCCACTGTTGCTGATATTGGCAAAGCAGATTTAGAAGCGAAGATGTCTAAGTCTGCTGGATATGTCATTGCGCCATCACAATTTAGGGCGATGACTCAAACCTTGATAGACCGTGGTGTTATTGGCGATTTAGATGGGCAAATGAGCCTCACTACATGGCAGGGTAAAATTGATTCGTATGAAACAAGCTACAAGGCCTTTCACAAAAAAGCTAAAGCAGATGCAGCTGCGATTAGTCGTGTAAGAAACTCAGACAATCCAAGTGCGGCAGACTTTGAGGTTGCAGCTAGATTTGCTCCTCAAATGGAAGCTGATGAGTTAGGGCAAACCCTTAACCATTCTGATCCTGCCATAAGAGATGAAAATATCAGAAAGGCAGTAGAGTATACTCTGTCCTATAATTCTTTTCATCCAGAAGTAGTCAATCAGCTCAAAGGATTGAACTCAATTCAAGATGAAGAAACCTTCAACAACAAGATGGCAACATTCAATCTTGTTGTAGATTCAATAGCCAAAAACGAAGATATGGGCATTGGCTATATGAAGGCCATGAAGATTATGAAAGACCAAGGCATTGATGTAACTTCTTTTGAAGTTGCAAGAATGTTTGGCTACAGACAATGGAATCAAGCTCAGTCTACTTCTATTACAGTAAACCCAGACAGAATACTGAATGGACTTTCTTCTCAGTTTAGAGATTTAGATGCGGCAATTCAGGCAAATTGGTCGGATTCTACTCAAGGGGCAACCTGGGGAGAATGGTTTGTTAATACTCTTGTTCCGTTTTACGATACCGACAATGTAGAAGTCCTCAATATGTTGGATAAAATTACTGATAGCGTTCCAGAGGAATTGTTTATCAATGGTGACGTTGGTGATGCGTACATCGGTGATGAGCGTTTGCTTCATGCAATACGTCTTGGGGTGCAATCTCAATTTGCAACAAAAGCTATTCCCATGAATGATGAAGGTTTGAGGATAGCTATTAGAGGTGCGCTGTACGACATAGCTGATAAAGTTGGCATTACAGTTGACTCTGAAGGTACACCCAATTGGACCGTAAACTCTTGGTTTACAGAAGCACAGAAAAGCATTGGTGATGCAGCAAATATTATACCTTCTGATTTGTATGGTGAAGATATTGGCCCGGTTGCAGGTGCTGTATTCTCAGACATCAAAGCAAAGTTTACTGCCCTTGGCTCTGACAATCAAAAAGCTATGGACTTGCTAAATGATGATGGCGTTATTTTTCTAATGCCAAATCCGACAACAGGTAGAGCACAAACTTACAGAGTTATGATTCGTGATGCAGATGACCCGTATCAGGTAGAGACTTTATTCCCTAGCTACAGATATGAATACCACAGCAGCTTACAAAGCAAAGCGTACTTAGCGGCTCAGGCTAGAGTTAAAAGTGCGCCTATCAAATCTCTAATAGGCAACTTCCCTGTTATTGGCAGCTACTTTAACGCAAGAAATATTAGGTCAGAGATTCTTGATATTACAGAAGACTTAAACAGCAGAAAGTTTTCGGAAAACTTTGTGGAGCTTGTATCAGAGCTAGTGCAAATCATCGACCCTAATGCAGACTTACCTGATGCAAAAGAAATTGGCTTTAAGATTGATGAAGCAGATGTTGTTATTTTAAGGGATTTCTTGGAAGGCAACTTCAGCAATGACGAAGAGTATCTAAAAAAACTGGAGTCTCTTTATGAGTAAGTGGATTGATAAATATATGAAGCTCCTCGCTAAGCATGAGGGGACTCGTGGAGCAGAAGCTATTGAGGGCGGTGGCTATACAAGAGGATATGGCCTTACTGATTTGGCTCAAAGCTTTATGCAGACAAAAGGTGCTAATGCCAGCGAAATGTCTGATGAAGAGCTTGCTAGAGAATATGTTCTTTGGAATATTGAGCAACTCAAAAATAAGTTTGATAACTATGACGATTGGCCTGCTTCTGTGCAGATGGCAACAGTAGACCTTGCTTACAACGGCGGTAATGTCCTTGCCTATAAAGGCTTTAGTAATAACTTGCGTCAAGGTAAGTACCAAGAAGCAATGGCGGAAACCCTGGACATTGTTGGGGCAAATGACCCAAAGACAGGGAAGCGTGGAGCATTGCGTGGATTAGGCAATAGACGTTTTGACTTCTATAACATGGTAGCCGATGAGCTAGATTTTCCAAAGATTGATAAATTAGACGTTGTTCAGCAGGGTACAGGAAGCCTATTTTCCTATACAACCGCTGATGGGGGTTCAATTAATAAAGCTGTGTCTGCACCAATACATTCAGCATCGGGTGCTTACGATACCGTAAAAAAAAAGACTGAATCTGTGGTAACAGAAGGTCCTCTTACTAAGGACCTCAGCAACCAAGAACTTGTAGACTTGGCTAATCAAAAGATTGCAGAAGCCAAAAATGTTACTGCTGAGCCAATACAAACTATTACTGCTACAAAAAGAACTCCTGAGCCTGAAGACTTTGAGGTTGGAGAGGAGGGTGGATTAGGCACTGAGCCTACTGCAATAAGGCCTTCTAAACCTGTGCAGCCAGTTACGCTTCCAGAGTTTGAATCTGACAATATGTATGTTCAGAAAATGGCGTCTGTGCCAGAGCCTGAACCACTTAATTTGCCTCAAGGCGAAACCTTAAATCAGAGACTGCAGCAAGCCATTGAACAAGACTACGAAAGCAATGGAGAGTTTGCTCAGTTTATTAAAAGAGATGCAGAGGGCTTGGCTGCTCCTTTTTATTTTACAGATGATATTAGCGATATAGCCAGAGCTGCATTTAGACAGGTTAGCCCCGTAAAAGCTGCAATTGATTGGTATAACGATAAGCTGTTTATGATTGATGATGACCCTGATTACGATTTTATAAAGGACGAGCAGTTAAAGGATCATCAAAACTCTTTGTGGAGATTCTACGATAGCAAAAGCGCAGAAGAAACTGCTGTCAGGCTCAAAAGATTAAAGCAAGAACAAGAAGACCAAAGCATATTAAGTGGCAGTAGTGGTGCAGAGGTTACTTTTGGAATGGCGTTGACTGCTCCATCTACTGTTTTGCCGTTGACTACATTGCGTGGAATGAAGGCAAAGCGTGCTATTGATAGAGCATTATCTGGTGCAGCGTTTACTGGCGGTGCAGTCGCTATCGAACAATCAATATTATCAGCGAATCGTGAGTTAAGAGCTCCAGCAGATACATTAAAGGCTATAGCAATATCTGCTGCGCTTGGGGGTAGTGTAACCGCAGCTTTTGGCAGGGGCATAGCCAAAGGAAAGATTACAAGACAACAGCAACGCAATCGCAAAAGAAGGCAAAAAGAGCCAACATATAAAGCAGCTGGTGCTAACGTAAACCCAGAGATTCTGCGTAGACAAGCCTATGAAACTATTGAGCAAGATGCATTAAAGGAAACAGGTGTTGGCTTAGAAAAGCTTGGTTGGAATCCAACTATACGTCTACTGCAAAGCCCTAACCCTATTGTGAGAGGTGTTGTTGCAGAGCTAGTAGACTTAGGCGGCATGATGCAAAAGAAAGTAGACGATGAGATTGCTATGTCTACTAGTGTAGAAAGCAACTTTGCCGCTACATACACAGGCAGATTGTTAGAATCCATTCGTGCGCTTGATGAGCAATATCTTGCTTATCGTGGGGTTGTTGCAAAAGATGGCGATATAGCTAGGTCTTTTCAGATTATGGGCATCCAAGCAAAAGACAAGTTTAAGCGTACTCTAAATTCATTAACGGAATATGAGTTTAGAGTGCGTGTTGCTAAAGCTATGCGCCGTGGCGATGAGGATGGTGTAATTGATGCGGCTACTCCCTATGTGAACCAAGCTGCAAGAAAAGGTCGTGACCAGTTCAACTTTATTAAAACGAGAGCAGATGAAGTTCGCTTGTTTGAAGACCAAGCTGTTCGTGCATTAAGGGCCGCAAGAGCAGCAGATGCTCCACCTGCAAGAATAGCTGAGCTTGAAGCAAGAGTTGCTAGGATAAGACAAGAAGGTGTGTTTCTTAACTCCGCACAGTCTTATGTTCCTAGAATCTATCGAGTTGATAGAATCATGGCTGAAGAAGCTAGGTTCAGAAACATCATTATGCAGTATGGGTCAACAAGACTTGGCTTAGCAGGACAAGAGTTAGATGCTTATGTAGATGACATCTTTGATTCTGTCACCAAACAAAAGCCTTATGCTGCTATAGATGATGCAGATGATTTAGAAGATGTAGTTACTGCTGCAAGCACAAGATCAAGAGAATTAGATATAGAAGATACTTTGATAGAAGACTTCTTAGAGAACGACATTGAGGTTTTGCTTCGTCATCACACGACAAGAATGGGCATGGATATCGAGCTTCACAAAGCTTTTGGCTCTGTAGACATGAAGAATGTCATTGACCAAGTTGTTGCTGAGTATGGGAATCTTATGTCATCAGCCAATGTTGCTAAGAGAGCAGAGCTTCAGCAAAGAATGCTTGCAGACCTTAGAGATATAAGGGGTCTTAGAGACAGAGTGCGTGGAACTTACGGGGCATCTAAAGACCCTCATGCTGTCTCTAGTAGGTTTGTACGAGCCATGAAGTCTTTCAATGTCATAGTTGGTATGGGAGGAGCTACAATATCTTCTATACCTGACATCGCAAGAACAGCTATGGTCGAGGGTTTTAGAAATACTTATGACAAAGGATTAGCTAAAGCATTTAGCCAACAAGCAACTCAGTTAAGAAAGCTTTCTAAAAAGGAGCTACGTTCTGCTGGTGTCGCTGCAGACGCAATTCTTGGTTTGCGTTCTTCTGCTATGGCTGACTTGGGGGATATATTTGGTAACAGGTTTGGCATCGAAAGAATGATGAACCAGAGCACAGGCGTTATGTTTATGATGAACGGTCTGAACATTTGGAATCAAACGCTCAAAGAGTTTGCTGGAACTGTTACTATGCTTCGCATGACAGAAGACATCATGAAGCCTTGGGCCTCTCTTTCTAAAACTCAGAAAGAAAAGTTTTTGAAGGTTGGCATTGATGGGAACATGCACACCAGAATGCAGAGTCTTATTAGAACACATGGCGAGCAAGTGGACGGCGAGTGGATGCCGAACACTTCTTTGTGGGGTGATGCAAGTGCAAGGCTTGCGTTCAGACAAGCACTAAACAAGTCTGTTGATAGAGTTATCATTACACCTGGGGCTGGTGATAGAGCTTTGTGGACATCTACAGAACTTGGTTCTTTGATGACTCAATTTAAATCATACGGTCAAGGAGCAACTGTAAGAATGCTCACTTCCGGCCTACAAGAACGTGATGGTGCTTTTTGGCAAGGTGCATTTCTTCTTGTTGGTCTGGCAGCTATGGTTAATGAAATTAAAAGACTACAGTACGGTATAGACCGTGAAGAAACTTTTGATGAAAAGCTTATTAATGCAATAGATAGGTCTGGAATTCTTGGTTATTTTATGGATGTAAACAATGCCATAGAAAAAGTCAGCAATCGTGAAGTTGGTTTACGCCCAATGATTACTGACCAAAAGCCTTATCCAATGCCAATGGGGGCAAAGGCTGGTGCAATAGCAGGGCCAACTGCTGGCAATATTACTAACTTAGGTGGGATAATTGGTGATTTGATAGGATTTAGAGCAGACGCAGATACGTTAAAAAGCGTGCAGTTTCTAACGCCATACTCTAATTTGCCGTACACTCAGCCCTTATCCAACATGATGTTTGACAAGTAATGTGAATAGACATCTGTAAGCCAAGAAAGGATACAATATAGCATGGCTACTATATCAATTGCAGATAATGACGCTCGGGTTCAGTATACGCAAGCAGTTACTGCGGATACGACACAACTTACTATTGACTTCCCGTTCTTCGATTTGGATGACATACAGGTTATTGTTACCAGTGCAGCAGGGGTGGATACTACGCTTACTAGGGGGACTGGTACAGGAACTTTTGCTGTTGTTGGAACTAGTGTCGATGATGGTTTTTCTGGTGGCCACATTACTCTTGGTGACACTTACAGCGATGCTACTACTAAGTATACTATCTTTCGCAGTATTACCGTAGCTAGAACTACTGACTTCCCGTCATCAGGTCCGTTTAACATTACATCTTTGAACACTGAGCTTGATAAGATATTTGCCATTGAGCAAGAGCTTCAGACAAAGCTAAACAGAACAATGAAGCTGGCTGACTCAGACACAGCGGCTACACTGTCTTTGCCTAATGTTGATACCCGTAAGGGTACAGTGTTGGCTTTTAACACAACAACTGGCCTTCCAGAAGCTGGGCCTGAGATTGGTGATGTCTCTACTATTGCCGCTATTACTGCTGACATTGGCACTCTTGCAGATATCGAAGATGGAACAGACGCAACAGATGCGATACAAACCGTTGCTGGAATTAGCAGTAACGTCAGCACTGTATCTGGAATTTCAGCAAATGTTACCACAGTAGCTGACAATGTTAGCAATATATCTACAGTAGTTACAAACATTACTGATATTCAAAATGCTGAAGAACACGCACAAGAAGCCAAAGACTATGCGACTAAAACAAATGGTCAAGTTCAAGAAAATGGCGCAGACTCTGGTAACTACTCATCAAAGGCATGGGCGATTGGTGGCACAGGCGTAACAGACGCTTCAGGCTCTGGTTCTGCTAAAGAATGGGCTACAGATACCACAAACACTTGTGACGGCACTGAGTATTCTGCAAAAGAATATGCTATTGGCTCACAGGCTGGCAACACTAACGGCTCTGCAAAGCAGTGGGCGTTGGGTGGCGGTGGGTCATACTCATCAAATACTACTGTGGATGGCACTAACTACTCTGCACGTTATTGGGCAGAACAAGCGGCGGCATCTGTTGACGGCTTTGATGATACCTATCTTGGGGCTAAGTCATCAGACCCCACAGTAGACAATGACGGGGATGCACTGACTGCTGGTGATCTCTACTTCAACACAACAAACAACATTATGCGTGTTTACAACGGTACGGCTTGGAATGATGCTGTTGTAGATACAACTGGCTTTGCCACGGCTGGCTTCTCAATAGCCATGAGTATTGCGTTATAAAGGAGTAAATCATGGCGCAGAATTTTAGACGTTACACACTAAACGCTGTCGGTACTGCGGCGGCTGATATCCCTGATGGGGCTAACTTCGACAGCTATGACACGCTGGTTGGCATCCATATTGCCAATGTTACCAGCAACGCTATTACCGTTGAGGTGTACATCAATGACGGCACCAATGACATTCATCTAATTAAGGATGCGCCTATTGCGGCTGGTGGTGCGTTACAGGTACTTGATGGCGGCGCAAAGGTTGTTGTTCAGTCAGGTGACAGATTATATGTAAAGTCAGATACAGCATCATCCGCAGATGTGTGGGTATCTGCTGTGGATGCAATCAGTACATAGGTGAGTTATGGGCTACATAGGCAACCAAACATCTAACAGCTACAGCAGTCTTGCAAAGCAAACTATCACTGGTGATGGCGGTACTGGCTATACGCTAGACCATGCTGTTGCAAACGCCCAAGAGATTGAGGTGTTTGTAAACAATGTCCGTCAGGAGCCAGGAGTTGCCTATACAGTGTCAGGTACTACGCTGACCATGACAGGCAATGTGGCAAGCACAGACGACTTCTATGTAGTGTTTCAAGGCAAGGCATTGCAAACAACGGTGCCGCCTGATGACAGCGTAACCACGGCTCGTATCAATGATGGGGCTGTGACTACAGCTAAAATTGCTGACGATGCTGTTAATGGTTCTAAGCTGTCAAATGATATTACGATTGCTGGTGATTTAACCGTTTCTGGTGATGCTGATACATCAAAAATGGCTGGCTCAGATGTAACCTTAAATACAAAAACTAGCCATACTTTTACCAATATTCCATCTGTTTACAACAGGCTTACGCTCTTCTTCAACGGTGTGTCTTTGAGTGTTAATGGTGAGGTACGGGTACAATTTGGTACTTCTAGCGGCATTGTTACGACAGGCTACTGGAATAGAGATGCTTATATGAACAATCAAGGCACGCTCCAGACCTTGTTAGATACAAACAACGACTGTTTTACTCTTGCAAGCTGGGCGTCTAACTCCAATGGATTTTATGGCTATTACCAGTTTCATCACATTGGAAACACTTGGTTTTCAAGAATAAATGGTTCTATGAGGTCAAATAACAATAACTATTTTATTGAACAGTTTGGTCAAATAGATTTATCTGGCCCTCTTACCCAGATAAAAGTTCTGGCGTCGGCTGGAACATTTGATGCTGGCACAATTAACTTGTTATACGGTTAGGAATAAGCAATGGCATTATCAAAGATACAAGCTGAAAGCATGAACCTTGCTGATACCTTTGCGTTTACTGGCACTGTGTCTGGTGCTGGCTCAATGGAGTATATTACTACAGCTTCAGGCTCAACGGATGTTTCCCAACTGGAAATAAGCGTAGATTATTCTGATTATGAACATTTTGTATTAATCATGGATGCAAAAGGCGACAGTACAGGCACTACTAAAAACTTACATATGCGGTTCAAAAGAGATGGGCAAAGCACTTTTGACTCAGCGGCTAATAATTATTCTACTAGCGGATTTTCGTATGATGGTTCAGCAAATAGAAATCAAAACGGAATAACCCAAATGGAGATATTCTGGAGCAATGAACCAGCTAAAGATTGGGCGCATAAGATAAATCTTTGGAACATAGGAAACACAACGCACCAGAACTTTGTTGAAGCCGCCTCTATTAAAGCACAGTCATCAGGCAACGCATCTTATGTTACCAACAGTGCAATAAACGGCTCAACCAATTCAAATAGGATTATTTCATTACTATTTTTCTATAGTGCTGGAAATATAGCTTCCTATGATTATCAGCTATACGGAATAAAAACATCATGAAAAAGATTGCTAGAAACGGTGAGGTTATTTCTATTACCGATGAAGAATTTAAGCCAGTTAAAGACTTTCAAGATGCTTGGGCGGCTGGTCAAGCTGACCGTGATATGGAGGATTTGCGTATTGAGCGTAATCGTCTGCTGGCAGAAACAGATTACTTAGCCCTGTCTGACAACACCCTGTCTGCCGCTATGACTACATACCGTCAGGCACTGCGTGACATTACAGACAACGCCACATCACTTGACGATGTAACTTGGCCGGAGAAACCATAATGCCATATATCGGAGTAGCACCATCATCAGGACTGTTTAAGAAGCTAGACAGCATCACAACAGTCAATGCACAAGCCGCATACACGATGCAATACAACAGCAGTAACTTCAAACCTGCTACTGCTGAACAGCTTATTGTATCTGTGAACGGTGTTATTCAAGCGCCTGGGGATGCCTATACCATTAGCGGTTCAACAATCACATTCAGCGAGAACCTAGTCACTGGTGATGTGATTGACTTCATTGTTGCGCTGGGTGAGGTGGGCAACACGGTAACGCCTACGGATGGCAGTGTAGATATTAACAAGATGTCTACCAGCATCATGAAGGACAACGCTATCAGGGTAAACGATACGGAACTGGCAAGCGGCAACGATGTTACGATTGCGGCAGATGAAAACGCAATGGTGGCTGGGCCGTTTACGCTAAACGCAACGCTGACAATTAACGGCACATTCACGGTGGTTTGATATGAGTAAACTGTATGTAAATGAAATTAAGCCAAAAACCACAGGCAACATTGTCAATGGTCTGAGCAATGTGCTGGAGGTGTTGCCAATGAACTGCGATGGCGGTTCATACACTGTACCAAGTGGCACATACACTGCGCCTAACATTACTGCCTTGCAAACTTTGACAACAACATTCTCAGATATAACAAGCAGTGTGATTACTTACACGCCGCCAGAGGGTACTATCGCTGTAATTTATCAGCATGAAATGAAGATTTCCACAGGCAATGATACAAGGCTTATCTGTAGCTTCAAATTCTTTGTTGATGGAACAGAGGTAGTCTACGCAAGGGCTGGTGCAGACGGGAATTACTTTGGCGGCAGACTGCCTTTCTCTTGGGTTATTCCTGTTGGCGGTACAGCAGACAGCAACACAGGGCGGGTTGCTTCATGGACAAGCGGCAAAGAGCTAAAGATGCAGGGCAACACCTACAGTGCATCTTACGACACTAGGCTTCATGTAAACCAAGAATGGAATAACTCAGGCACTGATGTTTTCAATGCCCCGACACTTACAATCACAGCGATAGGTGGCAAGTACAATGGCTAGCATCATCGGCGTAAATGAAATACAGCACACCAACGGCACTACAGCCGCTACGATTGATAGCGGTGGTCGTTTAATCGGCGCAAAAGCTGGGAGTATTATTCAGATACAGTATGACCAGTTTACAGGCATAGATACACAGTCTATTACTGCAAAAACAGACACAACATTAGACAATCTGTCAGTTAGTATTACCCCTACCTCAACAAGTAGCGTCATCAAACTAGAGGCTCAATTACTGTGGGAATACAACAATAGTGCGTCAGAATATGACCACATCTTTTTCTTTTACAGAGGCACGACAAAGCTGGGTCATGCCGCAGCCGGAAGTAGAAATGTTGGTATAGCTATCGGAACGGCGGCATATACGGCGGCTGATGCATCATCTACCCCTCAAATGTTGCACATGACCTTCTTCGATACGCCATA